TAACAGCACATAACTTTTTGTAAAGGTTTATTTTTATTAAAAAAACAATATATAAAATACTTATTAGAGTTATTATATCAACGTTTATAAGGTGTAACTTTAGGTGTAACTTTCTATTTTTAAAGTTACATTAGGTTGGTTAAACCCTTGATATAATAAAGTTTTGATTTTTTTCAAAGTTACACCAAAGTTACATTCTGATTTTTGATTTGTAACTTTCTTTTCCCAAAGTTACATTCAAAGTTACAATCTTTTAAATCCTTTTTGCGGGCCGTAATTTCCAAAACGTGTTGCTTTTTCATCCTTAACCCACCCAACAATATTACTAATTATTTGATTTATTTCTTTTGCATCAGTTCTCTTCATAAAACGTAAATCACCTTTTAAGCATTCCTCATACACTTCAACAGCACACACTTTTTGTCTAAATACCATCTGATCTCCTTTATCAAATTCACCAGATAAAATATTTAATCTTGAACTTTTATCAAGTGAATACCAGTTTTCAGTAATAGGTTTATCAAGATAATCACGAATTAAACCTTCTTTTGCGTTTGATTCTTTATGATGTTCCCGTGCTACATTGGCCAACTCTTCGGCCTCCTTACTAAGTTGCAAGCTTTCACCCATTAGAAATAATGCGAAAGCTTCGGCCCACACCTGGTCAACCTCTTTTGGTAAATCGTCCCAAACGCTTTTTTTTATCTCACCTACACAAATATCAATAGGCCAAAAACGTCTATTTCCAGTTGGATCTTTTAAAAATTCATCATCATTTGATGTTCCATAGAAAACACACCTTCTAGGATATTTACTTGTTCGTCTTCCATAAGCTTCTCTGTATATATCTTCTCTTTTACTCAAGAACTGCTTGATCGCATTTGTATCATGCCTGTTCATAGCGGTAAGTTCTCCTACTTCTACAATCCAGCTTCCCTGGATAAGTTCAGAAGCCTCTTTACCTTCAAAAGTTTGCAAACTGTCATTAAACCACTCTTTACCTAATATTGAAAAGAAAGTACTCTTACCTACTCCTTGAGGCCCAGCTAAAATTGTCATTACATCAAATTTAACTCCTCCAATAATGGCCCTGGCCACCGCAGCTACTAAACTTTTTCTTATGGCTTCTCTTGAAAATACATTATCTGCTGCGCCAAAATAATCAATAAGTAGATTATCTATTCTAGGAACACCGTCCCACTGTAAAGATGTTAAATACCTTTCGACATAATTTATCCTGTTTCCATCACTTACAATTAATAATGCTTTATCTTGCTTATCCTGGCCAGTTATTTTATAAACTGTTTCTAAGTATCTAGAAAAGGAAGCATCGTCCACTTCAGACCAATCTCTATGGTCTTTATTTTGATCATAATGTTTATCCCAAGGAAGTTGGCCAAAGACTAATCCCCTGTTACTAAAAATATCAATCGCAATTTTATCTTTTAAGTTGGGATCATTTTCCAGTATTAAAACTATATTATTAATAGTTTTTTGAATTTTACCTTCTTCACTTCTTTCAAGTTGAGAAAGCCAGTTTAATTCATCTTCAGCTTGAGTATTTTCTTCATCGTTACTTACGATTTTAAAAACATCTTTAGCGTTGGCCACCATTTCACTATTCATCAAAGCTGCCACATTAGCATCTTCAAGAGCTAGTTTTTTCATGGCCGTGTAAGATGGATATTTGCTTACAGGTGTTCCGTCTTTTACGTTCTCATCAAGGTTGCTAAACTTGTGTATTCTTATTAGGTCAAAAGCATTAACAAGTTGGCCACAACATGGATCAGTTGCGTGATGTGAGTATAGGAATTTATTATCATATAGCACCGCTCCTCCAGAAGTACTACCACCTGTGAAAGTATATCTATCAGGAGTGGCCGTTGCTTCATACAAAGCAGGGATAAAAGTTTGGATGGCTGTTGTAATATCATAAACTTTACAAAACGATCCAACTAGCCCGCTTTTAGTTAATGGATCTTGTTGTCGGGCCAAAAGTTGTTTTTGTTTAGTATCTTGACCAGGGACGTGTGGCCACGTTGAAATGTCAGTCCAGTCAGCATACATATTAAGCACACCAACACGGCTACAAAATTGTCCTGGATAAAACTGGAATATGTACTCACTATCAACCGAACATGATGGATAATACATAAAACGGTTAACTTCAAAAGTAGTTGGATCACAATTTTCAATTCCTAATAAACTACCTAATTTTCTAGCAATAGGTTCATACTCATCTGGAGTACAACTTTCATCAAGTGGAATAAGCACCCTAAGTCTAGGAGTATAATTACTGTGCTTTCTAGTTGAATAAACAACAGAAGTACAACCAAGCGAACCTACTCTTTTTAAAATATCGTCCGTCATATTAGGTTGAATGTTGTCTAAGTCTAAACACACAACATCACGACTGATTATGTTCGTTGCTTTTCTTCTCCCATCTAAAAGCTTAGCACCTGTGAAGCCCCCAACATCTTTTAGATTATCTTGATCTGATTTTTTCATCTTGAGAAATTCATCGTATTTCTCTTGAGTTCTAACAGGAGATTTTAAAGTTTCTACAAAGTCAAGCCAACTAATGTCTGTATTTTGCCAAATAGTTGCTTTTCTGTGATTTGCTTTAGCAATTCCTAATAATCTATTTGCTTGCACTTTTTAACCTCCTTCCTAATCTTTCATATAATATTTAGTTTCAAATCCAGCACCTTTTAGCACTAACCCAGGAGCCCAAGGAATAGGCTCGGCCAAAATATTATTTACATCATCTAGTTTTTCATCATCGTAAGCATCTATCACCACTTCATCGTGAATATGCATTACAACATCATAATTTTTTTCGTATAGTCTTAATAATGTTTCCGCTAGGCAATCTCTTGCTATTGCTTGAACAATATTCTCGACTAACTTTCCACCATAAGTTGAGTTAACTTCCCATTTTTTAGTGGTTTGGTTAACCCCGTAATAATGGAGTGCATCTTTTTCAAACTGGTTCAATTTTAAAAATGGCTTAGGATAATAAAGTGAACGGCCACTAGGTAATTTAATCGATATAAAATCAAGGCCGTACATCATATCCCATTCACGTTGTATTTCTAGTCCTCTTACATATTGAGTTCCGTTGCCATTCATAGCTTGAATTACAGCATCTCCAACGGCATACCATAATCGGACAATATTCTTATTAGCTTCTCTCCAACGAACCTTAATATCCGTAAGTTCTTCACTAGTAAGGCCCATTCTATCAGCTCCCATTGCTATTAAAGCTGATTCACCGCCTTGATATCCTAATGCTAATGTTGCTACTTTACCACGTTGCCTTAAGCTGTACTCAGGATTACCTTTTGAGATTTTATCAATCGGAACATTAAACATCTGACTTGCTGTTGCCTCGTAGATTTTACCGTGTGTTGCGAATACTTCATTAACCCACTCTTCTCCAGCTAACCAAGCAATTACTCTTGCTTCAATAGCACTAAAATCACTTATTATAAACTTATCCTTACTAGCAATAAATGCTGTTCTTACTAGTTGGCTAAGTGTATCTGGAACATTACCATATAGAAGTTTTAACGCTTCATAATTACCAGATTTTGCAAAACTTCTAGCTGTGTCTAGCGTATCTATGTAGTTTCTAGGTAAGTTTTGAACCTGCACTAATCTACCAGCCCAACGGCCAGTCCTGTTAGCTCCGTAAAACTGTAACAACCCTCGAACTCTATCATCTTTACACATCGCATTTTCCATTGCCGAATACTTACTGACACTAGTTTTTCCAAGTTGCTGCCTTATCTCTAAAACTCTTTTAACTTTCAACGGTAAATTATCTCTTGTTAATAAATCAGAAATAACATCTTTTGTTAATCCATCAAGTTCTTCACCTAATTGACTTCCAACCCAAGTTTTAAGTTGACTAACACTATTTGGATTTTCAAGTTCGGTAATTTTAAAAGCTTCCTCTGTTAAATTATTAGTACTTTCTAAATCGATAGAAAGCACACCATTTACAAGTGATCTATCTACCATTACTCCGTTAGCATTCATTAGAATATCCATTTCCCAAAGTTTTTGTTCTTTTGATGGAACTTCAAAAGCCTTTATATATTGATAAATTTCATACTCTGCTTCTACGTCCTGCATATTATACTCACAGTATAGTTTCCACTTCTCTAAATCATGATGCGGATCATTCCAAGTTCTACCACCGTTAGTCTTTGATGGCTTACAAGGAACAGAAAAATATTGAATTAATCTGCTTCCAGTTGTCAATTTTTTCTTATCTTCAGCAATACCTATTGCCTTACCAGTCATTCCTAATCCAGCAGGCAACCCTAGATAAGTAGCATGCATCATTGTGCACCTCCACTGAGATATATTAGTTTCATATCCAGCCCTATTTAAACAGTACCACTCAAAAGCAGCATTATATGCATGCTTAATACAATCTGGATTATTTAATAAAGCAACGATATCATCTGGAATTTTCTCACCTTGTTTTAAATCTACCAATTTAACTTCCGAATCATTAAGTTTGTAAGAGAATAGCAAAATTTCAAAGTCTTCAGATTGAGCATATTTGTAAGCCCCACATTTAGATATATTCTCACTGCTTCGTGTTTCAATATCAATACTTAAATGTTGCATATAGTCCTCCTAAAAATTTAGGGGGGCTAACCCCCCTTAGTAATTTATTAATATTAAAGTGGAAGTCCAGTTATTGGATCTATTCCAATTGAACCTTGTTGAGTTGGCTGTTGGTATTGAGGTGTAGTTTGTTGATAATGCTGTACAGGTTGTGCTTGCTGTGGATTCGGGAATGGATTAGGATTTGATGCACCACCTAATGCACTAAATACTTTATCAGCAGACACAGGAGCTCCACCTAAGACTTCACCATCTCTAACTTTTTGAATGTGAGTAAGTCCGAACCCTACACCTTTTTTACCAGTGTGCATATAAGGGAAAACATTAATTGCTACGTTCGCATAAACTCCTGAATAAATTTCAGATTGATTTAAGATAGGTTGAACATTTTGATCTACAATTTGAGGTTGTCTATCAGCGTTTGCACTGGCAGTAAAAACCCAACAACCTTTACATTCATCTCCGAAAGGTGTTCCATCTTGCTTCACTCCATCACCATCATGAATAGGATTAGCAACTACAGGAGGCATTACACCGTTCCATTTCTCATTTAATCCTTTTTGAGCCGCAGCTTGAATTGCTGCATCTAATCTTTGCTTACTATTTAAATCGCTTTTCGGTAATAAAATTGTAGTGCTGTATTTTGGCGGTAAATCTGGATTATTTGAGTATGGTTTAAATACATTTACATAACTTAATCTCACGTTTTGTACTACTGCTGTTGTTTCATTTGTCATAATTTTAAAATCTCCTTAATTTCGGTTTTAATTTATTGGTTTAAAAATACTAGTCGCTTTTACTGTGTCAGTAATCGCAGGTCTTTTATCATTTTCAAATACTAAAGTAGGTTTACCTGTGCTTGTGACGACCATATCACCTACTAAATTATTAAATTGTTCTTTTCCAAGGGCCTTTTCCAGTTTGGCCAAAGTCAACGGTACTTTATCATAGATTATTGCTTCATCAATACCGCCGTCCATTAATTTCTTAAGTGCTTCATCTTGATTAGTCCAAGAGCGTGAAGTTCTACCAGCTACTGCTTTTAGCCCCTTAACATTTTCACCAGTTAAGCATAGATTCAAGGCATAAGCTTTTAAATCGTTAACCCACTTCGCTATGTCTTCACCTCGTGAAATATATTCGAATAATTTATCTCTAGGAATTTCATTAGGATTCAGGTGTATTTCCGATTCTAGAGATAAATTATTCTCTGCCCTGGCCGAACAAATATCACGGGCCTTACAGAATTTACAAGCCTTAGCTGATGGTACTAATTCACCTGTTCCACTTAAAGCCTTGCTTGATTGAACGTTGAAATAATCACCCCATAATAACAATTCGGTTAGGTCAACTTCCCAACTTGAATAGTTATTTAATCGTGGTTGCACTATATTCATTTCAATTTTTTTGATATCGTAAATTAAGTTAAAAGCGTTGTAAGCACCAAGTGCATATAAGATTAATTGTTCATTTTTCTCGGCTGAGACAGGAACACCTTTTCCATATTTCAAGTCGATAATAGAAAGTGTAGTTCCGTGAATTAAAATACAGTCACAAGTTCCAAATCCACCAGGAACCCAGCTAGAAAAATCTACTCTTTTTTCAATCTCTATATATGGCTTAGATGGAAAGCTTAGGGCTTTTTCTTTTATAAAATCAACATAATTGTCAGTGAACCCATCCATTTCAGCTTGATATAATTCATCTTCTTTTATCTTTTTAACTGCTGCATTAAGCTTTCTTTTACCAAAGCCTTTAGAATCTAAATAATGCTTTAATTTAAGTTCACTTAATTCATGTGCCAATGTGCCTTCCTTTGCATATACAGACTCAGTGTCTGGAATACCTTCCTCCATTTGCACGCTACCAGGACAGGTGGTCCATCTACTGGCACCACTAGCACTAAGCTTTGCATGAGCCCTTTCTTTGTGATTAATCTCAGTCATTAGATAGCCGCTCCTAATTCTCGTAATCTTAGTGCAAAAGCTCCGTATTGCTCTAGCGGTATTGATGTAAGAGCTGGCGAGTTAAACTCTTCTAACAAGTCTTTTAAAAGTTGAATTTTACCTGCTTGAACTAGAGTACTTGATGCACGTTGTAAATCTTCTAAAGTATAGGCTTTTTCAGCAACAGGTACTGCAGTTTGTACAGGTTGAGTTTGCACAGGCTGTTGAACTGGTTGTACAGGTACTGTTTGCTGAACAGTTTGTGTTGGTGCAGTTTGTACTGGCACTGATTGAACAGTTTGTTGAGTTGGTACTTGAGTTTGTTGCACAGGAGAATCTTTAAAAGGCTCCACATTAACTGCTACATCCTCAACAGCATTTCTATATTTCGCTATAATTTCATCTAATAAAAGGGTATCCTCCTTATTTGTGATTATCACATTTGCATTTACTATTAATTTCATTTTTTAATCTCCTATTTTAAATCTTTTAATAATCTTCTACCTTCTTGAATATACTGAATTTTTGTATTATGATCTGTACATTCTTGAATATTTTCTATAACAACATCAACTAATTTCTTCAAATATCCTCTTCTTGAGAACTCCTCTGAAGAATGGTTATAATCTTTCAAAAATGCTATACTTTCTAAAGCGGTATATTTACCATCTTCAATTAAAATTTCACCGTTATTTTTTAGTTTACTTATAGCCATTCTCATTTTTGAATAGGGAAAGCCTAAATCGTTAACTAAATCATACTTATTGCATTCAGGATTAGTGTATATGTAATTTCTAATTGCTTGAGTTAAATTAACTCCAGTATTCTTCCTCATTCTTAAACTCCTCCATTTCATAGACTTTATTGATTAAAATGTCAATAACTTCTCTTATCTTTCTACGTTCCAAAGATTCGAAATTTCCATAATCTACACAGTCTGCAAGCTTGTTCCCTGTGAATCGTAAATCCGCTATGATGTCTGAATATTTTTTATTCTCCATTTTCTTCATCTCCTAATTTATCGATAAAATCAGATATAACAGACTTAAATATCTCTCCACCATCAATCATTACACAATTTATATTTCTATCTTTTAAAAACTCTTTCTCTTGAGGAGTTAATAGAGAATTTAACTTATCAAATACAGCTATCTCTTCTTCTTTTTCGTTTAATAAATCATTACCTTGATCATCAAGTAATTTTGCTTTATATTCCTTACCTAAAATAGAGCTAAGCAAGAATGCTGCTTCTTGAATGATTTTCTTAATATCAGTTGTCGGTTCATCATGTTTCTTACATAATCTAAAATATCGTTTCCCAATATTTCCATACCAAAAAGCTTGTTCATGAGTTAAATTAGCATCGTTTAGCAAATCTTTTAATATATATCTTGTTTCAAGCTGTAAACTATCTACAATTTTTTCCTCTCCATCAATAATCACAGGAACATTTCTAAGTTCAAATTTATAATGTTTTGGATTAGGTTTGTTAATATTATCTTTTGTCACTTGCTTTTTCCTCCTAAATATGTTATTTTAAAGTTGCATATTTTTGTAAGTAGTCGTTTTTTAAGACGGCTATTTTTTTATGGGATAAACTTCCTTAACAGGTTTGACCTCTTCAAACAATTCACCTGGGGTAATTCTGAAATAATTACACAATATATCAATAGTATTCATTTGAATAGCTTTTATCCTACTGAATTTTATGCTATTTAGTGTCGTTCTACTCAATCCTGTATCTTTTGAAACTTGTGTTATTTTTAAGCTTCTTTCCGCCATCAATTCCCATAGTTTGATTCTGTATTGTTTCAAATTAAATCACCTCTCTTATTTCAGTGTTCTCTTTATTTCTACCATTTCAAACGCTTCAACTACATCTCCCTCTTTAATATCGTTGAAGTTTTCTACTCCAAGTCCACATTCTTGACCTGCAACAACTTCTTTAGCATCATCTTTGAAACGTTTCAAGCTTGCTAATTCACCTTCATAAATAACAATGTTATCACGGATTAAACGAACTTGACTAGAACGTTTTACAACCCCTTCAGTAACATATGAACCAGCAATTGTACCTAATTTAGATACTGTATAAGTTTCACGAACGATAGCAGAACCAGTAATTTTCTCTTCAAATTCAGGATCTAACATACCTTTCATCGCTGTTTCAATTTCATCAATAACATTATAAATAATACGGTGTAAACGAATATCTACTTGATCAGATTCAGCTTGAATCTTCGCTTGAGGTGTAGGTCTTACGTTGAAACCAATAATAATCGCATTACTTGCTGTTGCTAAAGTAATATCACTTTCATTAATTGCCCCAACAGCTGTATGGATAATTTTCACACGTACGCCTTCAACTTCAATTTTTTGTAAACTTGAAGCTAATGCTTCTACAGAACCTTGTACGTCTGCTTTAATAATAACGTTAACTTCTTTCATTTCTCCATCTTTTAATGTTGAGAATAAGTTATCTAAAGTAATACGACTTGATGCATTACGTTGTTCAATTAAAGCACGTTTTGCACGTTCTTCACCGGCTGCACGAGCTGATTTTTCATCTTCAAACACTACGAAGCGGTCACCAGCTTGTGGAGATGCATTTAACCCTGTAATTTCAACTGGAGTTGCTGGGACAGCTGTTTTCACACGACGTCCTTGGTCATTCACCATTACACGAACACGACCAAATGTATTTCCGACAACGATTGGGTCTCCAACTTTAAGCGTTCCTTCTTGAACTAATAATGTTGCGATAGGTCCTTTTGTTTTATCTAAACGAGCTTCAATAACTGTACCTAAGGCTAAACGATTAGCATTTGCACTTAATTCTTGCATTTCAGCTACTAATAAAATCATTTCTAATAATTCTTCAATATTTTGATTAAATTTAGCAGAAATTTCAACGAAGATTGTATCTCCACCCCATGCTTCAGGAACTAAACCTAAATCAGATAATTCTTGCATTACACGACCTGGATTAGCAGCTGGTTTATCAATTTTGTTTACAGCAACAATAATTGGAACATCTGCCGCTTTAGCATGGTTAATTGCTTCGATTGTTTGTGGCATTACTCCGTCATCAGCAGCAACTACAATAATTGTAATATCTGTGATATCCGCACCACGAGCACGCATTGTTGTAAATGCCGCGTGACCAGGTGTATCTAAGAATGTAATTGGTTTGCCATCAATTTTAATTTGGTAAGCACCAATATGTTGTGTAATTCCTCCAGCTTCTCCAGCTACTACAGAAGAATTTCTTAATTGGTCAAGTAAAGTTGTTTTACCATGGTCAACGTGTCCCATGATTGTAACAACTGGAGGACGAACTGCATGTGAGTCGCTCTCAGCAGCTGCTTCTTCAAAGTATACATCTAAATCAGAAATATCTTTTTCGATTTTTTCTTCAGCATCCATACCATAGTCTGCTGCTAATAATTCAATCGCATCTTTCGATAATCCTTGATTTAATGTTGCCATTACTCCTAATAAGAATAATTTTTTAATAATTTCTGCTGGTTCACGTTTAATCTTTTTAGCTAATTCAGCAACTGTCATTCCATCAGTATATACTAATACATCTGGTAATTCATGGAATTTACGTGCTGGAACTGCTGGTTTTTGTTCAGCATTCTTTTGTTGTTTACGATTATTTTTTTGATGACGATTTTTCTTATTAAAGTTTTTTAACTCTTTTAATTTTATCTTTTTAGATTTAGAATATTCTACACTTCTTGACATTTTTCTTTGTTCTCTTTTAAGTTTCTTTTTTAATTTTTTGATTTTCTTAGTTTTATTTATGTTTTTAAATACTCTACCATCAGAACATATAGCTGTATCTTTAATTCCTAAATCTATACCTAATCCTTTAGTACTTGTATTAGTTTCTTTTATAGTGTCTTCGTGAGTAATACCCAAAAGAACTAGAAGTCCCTTGTCAATTTCTCCTATTGTTTTCCCATCAACGTTTACCTTAGCGTACTTAACTCTTTGTATAACTGTTCTCATAAAAATCACCTCATTAGTTTAGTCTTTTTCATTTCTTCAATCATTTTATTTATACATTCTTTTTTTGATAAGCCGAGCCTGCTTTGAAACAGTTCTACAGCGTGAG